CGAGTGACGACCCCGATCATGCAATTTTTTGGTGGGCTACTGATATAAACGGGAACGATGCCGTGTTATATTTGCGAAGAGAAACGAACGGAGACGTAACTTTTTCGCTCGGTTTGCAAGGTGGGAGTTTACATACAGCAAAAACCATAAATCGCAGTACCACTCCACCGGCCATCACGTCTGAAAATATGATACGGTATGCGTTGGGTTATGGGCTGTATAAAGCGTTTTTCAAAGACGCCGGTATCATGTGCTGGAATGGTAGAACTCCTGAGGTGGGCGGAGCCGATACATATTCGTGGTACGTAATTTCTGTTGCGGATGCAAACGCTTCCGACTCAGGTAACTTCAAGAATATTACATGGAAAGAGTACGGGTGGAATGGTTCTGCATGGGAATTGAACAACCCAAACCCAAAACCGCTTCATTACGCCGATGAAGCACTAATAGACGGATTAACGGTAGCATGGGATGATAATGCTGGAGCCCAAACGTTTGTGTCTACTGATTATTATACTGTCGGTGTTGTTGATGGTATACTAATGGATGGCGGAACAACATTTGATACACGATATGCACTATACTATAAGCCTGTAGATTTCCATCGTACGGAAGTTGAAGGCGGTGGTGTGTTGCCTGCAACAACATCGACTGCTGTTCGTGGTTTAAACGAAACAGAAACTTCAACGATTATCGATGGACAATCTGTAGCCTATGATAGTGGAAATGATCGCTTTTTCGGAACACAATCAAACGGATTTTATAATTGGGGATGCAAACTCTACGGCGCGGCCGATGACTATATCATGTTTCAAGGTCGGTGTATTGACATAGCGAACGTCAATAATGCAGCAATGGTTATTGGGTTGTGCGAGTCGTCAAAACTTGGGTCTTTTTCGAATATTAACGACATTGATTATGGGGTTCGAATTGCGCAAGTAACCAACCGAAACTGGAGAATTGAAGTAGTCAACAACGGGGCTGTGGTTCATACAGAATATGATCCGTCTCCTAGTTTAGGAGATTCGCAAGGTGAGTTTAACTCTACCAATGATACGGACGCATATTATCGGTTTACGCGTCCGGCAGGAACAAATACCGTTGAAGTGCGTATTCGTAACAAAATAGTTTATACGTTTACTGGCGTCTCGGCTCCATTGATTCCTGCTTTTGCTTCTAACTACCACGCCGGACCATACTTCTATTGGAGCTTTATTAACGTCGAATACGACGATTACCACATCGACATCGGCGATTCGGGAACAAACGTTGGTAAATTCGACCCTAACTTCTTTGCTATCGATTGGACATTACCGGGCCGACCTACAGCCAACGAAATCAAGATTGATGGCGTTCCTGTCACCACCATACTGGTCAACGACTACGGCAGAACACCATTAGCAGCAGGTGAAATTGAAGTGTTGACATACCAAGGGAAGATTCGGTATAGCCCAGCGGATGTTGGAAAGACGTTAACGATTGATAGATACAATGCAATTTTAAATGAATGATGGAGATGATGAAAAATGAAACTCAATTTTAGACAAGGGATTGTCCGCCACCAAACTGATATTTTAGGAACGCCAACGTTTCTGTCTGTTAGCGGTGGATTCGTATCATTAATCATATCTCCAGACCCAACGATCGTTGCGTTTATTCACGGCACAAAAGATTATCTGTACACCGAACGACAAACAGTTTCTAATGCATGGGGGCCATTCTCTACTGGTAGTGATTATTGGTTATACTGGCAATTGAACCAAGCTACTGGATTGCGCGAGTTTGGACACACAACGTTAGAGCCTATTGAAACAGCAAATCCACCATCTTCGCCTGGTATTGGACAAATGTGGTTCAATATAATGAACAACACGTGGTATGACTGGAACGGCGCATCGTGGGTAGAAGTGATCCGTGTTTTTGCATGTCGACTAGAAAATGGTATGTCGCCAAAAAGCATGAGTATTAACGCTCCTGCTTTCACAGGCACACAAGTTGGTCTAACAACATCCCGTCGCATAGGTTCATTAGCATTCGATAGCGACGGAAAACCGATACGTTCAGGTGATCGTAAGTTCTTCACAACAGAAGATCGATTCGTCACAGGCGTTCCATCAGGCGCATCGTTAAGTGTCGGCAACATCATTATTCCTGGCATAGCACAAGAGCCACTTGGGGAATATTCTGTTGTTGAGTATTTTGACTTTAACAAACTTGTTCACGCATCGCCATTCACACAGGGATCCAAACTATACGGTTTTGTTGAAGAGGGCGCTCACACTGGTGAACTAGTTAACTTCGTTACAGAAGGCATGATCGTTAATGATGATTGGGATTGGGTTGTTGCTGGTGCTGATGTTAACGATCCTGTTTATAATGACGGAACCGGTCAAATATCATTAACACCTGCAATTCCTGACCAACTGCCTGTTGGTGTTGTCACTGGGCGTCATGAGATTCTGTTTGCACCGCGACTATTCCCGCAGGTAAATCCAAACATAACAATTCCGTTAACATTCCCAGAATTAACTGATACACCTACGGATTATACTGGTGCTGCTGGACAATTCGTTCGTGTTAACCCAACAGAAGACGGTTTGCTATTCAGCACAGCATTGCAGCAAGTCAACTGGGGAATGATTGGAGGAACATTATCAAATCAATTGGATTTGGATTTGGCATTAACTGGTAAATCCGACGTTGGACATACGCACGTTGAAGCAGAGATCGCTGATCTTGACAAGTATACTCAAAATGAAGTTGACGTGTTATTGTTGAACAAATCAGACGTTGGCCATACACATGTTGAAGCTGACATTATCGATCTCGACAAATATTCAACGACACAAGTTCAAGCATTCCTAGCGCTCAAAGCGGACATATCACACACACATGTTGAAGCAGAGATCACTGATCTTGACAAGTATACGCAAGACGAAGTTGATACCTTGTTACTTGGTAAATTAACAACCGGTGCAAACGTTGGAACAGGAACGGGGACAATATTCCGTGATAAAACTGGAACGACAGCGAACTTCAAGACGCTTATTGCAGGAACAAACATTACAATCACGAACAACGCTGATGACATTACCATTGAAGCATCTGGTGGTGGCGGTGGCGGGTTGCCAGCATCTACAACAGAATGTAGTGTGCTTGTTGCCGATGATGCTGCTGGCTGGGTTGAAAGAGCGCCTCAGTTCTTGCCTGAATACGCCCCTATGGTATTTTCCAAGAATGCTCCTTATGGTGCGAGTGAAATGATTGGTCGGTATATGGTCACAGACAATATGATCCTACTGGATTATGGCCACCGTGCTATAGCTAATAATGGCGGTCCAGCAGCCTCGTTGGACAATTTTGTTGTTCGTCATACCGGATCGTCATTCGCAACAGTTGGATTTACATCGTCATTACCATTTGTGTCTGTAGACTTTACGAATGGGATGGCTGAACTGTATCCAGGGGACGATATCGCTGTAACAACTCCAGCGTCGGCGGACCCTTCACTCGATAATGTTGGAATTACATTACGAGCATTCAAATTACCTGCAGTACCATGCGGAACTCTAACTGTTGGTTTTAGTAGTGCTGAATATGAAGAAGCTGATACGATCAACGTAAGCGTAACAGGAGCTTGTTCGCATTTAGAGTATGCGGTTGTCGCAATAAGTACTGATGATGGTGGAACTTGGTTGCCGTTTGATGACGACTTATCGGCAGGTTCTGGAGCATTACCTGTGCTTGATTTTATTAGTCCTGCATATTCGTTTCAGCCATCGTCATGTAGACAATATTACGCAACTCTTTCAACACAATGCGAATTGAGCAAGGGGGGATTCTTCGGAGGAGGAGATCGGTGGTTCACGCTTCGTGTTGTTGCGTTCGGCCCGGCGGGATATGATACAGCAACCACAACACTAAAACTGTATGATATAGGAAGTTAAGTTTCCAACGGCATAAATAAATGTTGACGGATCGTAACGATCCGTCTAATATGTGCTGCGACGGGCGCATCACAATAAACACAAATCCCGTTAAACACGACATAAGAAGCGAAAGCATAATAATTAGACCTGAAGGAGAAGTGAATTATGTCAATTTCTACATTAGACCAACTCAAAGCAGCATTCGGTAAAGCCGACAAGAACGAAGGCGGCGGTTCTCGCCCAAACAACTATTATCCATTCTGGAACATGCCTGAAAACTCACAGGCCGTCATTCGGTTTCTTCCTGACAAAAACGAAGAAAACCCTCTCGGTTTTCTCGTCGAAAAGCGGATGCACACCCTCACAATTAACGGCGAAAACAAGAGCGTTCCTTGCCTAACGATGTATGGCGAAGAGTGCCCAATTTGTAAAGTGTCTGGTGATTTCTACAAACAGGAAGATAAGGTTCAAGGGAAAAAATATTGGAGAAAGAAACAACACATCGCGCAAGCAATCGTTGTAGACGACCCTCTTCCTCCAGACGACGAAACCGGCGAAAATCACGAAGGGAAAGTTCGTTTTATCGCTCTTGGCTATCAGCTATTCAACATCATCAAGGAAGCGTTTGAATCAGGTGAACTGGATGAAATCCCATACGCATATCAAGGCGGCACAGATTTCATCATTAAGAAATCTAAGCAGGGGGAATATTCAACCTACGCTCTAGGTTCAAAGTTCGCTCGTAAGAGTCGCGACCTCTCTGACGACGAGATCGCACTGGCGCAAGAGAATATGGTTGACTTGTCAACCCTGCTTCCTCAAGCACCAGAAGAAGCAAAAATCCATGCAATGCTTGAAGCTGCACTAAACGGCGGCGAATATGTTGAACACGAAAGCGCTGACGAAGGTCTTGCGTTCAAACCAAAAGCCGCTAGCAAACCAGCAGCTACACCAGCACCTGCGAAAGCTGAAGAAAGCGAAGAAGATAGCTCTGATGGTGATGCAGAAGCGGATAAGATCCTTGCTGCAATCCGTAGCCGTCGGGCAAATAAAGCGGAGTAACATCACATGAGCATGGATTTCTTAACTGGTGTTGCAAAAGACCTAGAGAAATCCGGAATCAATATCGGGGCATCTGAACCGCCCCGATATTGGTTCAGCACAGGAAATTATGTGCTGAATAAAATTATTTCCGGAAGTTTCTTGAGGGGTATTCCACAAGGCCGCTTATTGTGTTTTACTGGCCCGTCAGGGGCTGGTAAAAGTTTCCTCGCTGCAAACGCGATGAGAGAAGCACAGAAAGAAGGTGCCCACATTGTTGTTCTCGATAGCGAAAACGCTCTCGATGACGATTTCGTATCCGCAATTGGCGTCGATCCATCACATGATTATACATATGTGGCGGTCGATACGATTCCACAGACAAAGAAAGTTGTGTCGAGTGTGGTCAAAGGATATAAAGCCGAATATGGCGATCGTGATCCTAACTCTCCAAAGATGTTGATCGTTATTGACAGTCTTGATATGTTGATGACAGAAACTGAAATGGAACATTTTGACAAGGGTGTAACAAAGGGCGATCAGGGACAACGAAATAAACAGTTAAAAGCGATGTTGCGCGAGTTTGTTCAAGCAATTAAGCACCCAAATATTTCAATCATCGTTACGGCACAGGTCTATAAAAACCAAGACGTTATGAACGGAGAAGGGGTGTGGATCGTTTCAGATGCTGTTAAGTTCTCGTTGTCGCAGATTGTTCTTTTAACGAAACTGAAGTTAAAAGACACCGGTTCGCGAGATGTTCAAGGAATTCGCATGAAATGCGAAGGGTATAAAACTCGCTTCACAAAACCATATCAAACGGTTACGTTAGAAGTTCCGTACGATACTGGCATGGACCCATATAACGGACTATTGGACGTCGCAGTCGAAATGGGAGTGTGCGAGAAGAAAGGTTCTCGATATGCTGTAACCGGAGATGCAAGTACGTGGTATGCAAAAGACTTTGATAAGTATGCTGCCGACGTATTAGCTCAATGTGAATCCAAACGCGAAAAATTCTTAGAGGCGATTATCGAAGATCATGAACTTGACCTAACGGATGGTCCAAGTTCTAAATCGCGTCGTAAAGCAAAAGCAACATCTGAAGACCAACCGGAATAAAAGGAGGAGCGGTGGGCAAATTGCCCACCGTATATCATATGACCCATGTTGTAACCGAAGAATGTATCAAATGTAAACATACTGATTGTGTTGAAGTTTGCCCTGTTGAATGCTTTCATGAAGGTCCTAACTTCCTTGTTATCGACCCCGAAGAGTGTATTGATTGCGGTCTTTGCATTCCTGAATGCCCTGTCGAAGCAATCTTCACCGAAGATGATTTGCCGCCAAATCAAAAGCATTTCTTAGAGTTAAACGCAAAGTTATCTCAAAAGTGGCCAACAATAGTTACCGCAAAAGAGTCGTTGCCTGATGCGGATCAATGGACAGGTATTCCTAATAAAATAGATCACTTGGAAGTTGATTGACCCCCTACATCATTGTATAATGCTTCGAGCAACATATAACGAGGGTGTTAGAATGCGTCTTTACTATAAATTGGTTGGACATCGAATTCGTACCAATTATTGGTCATGTTCGAAGTTCGCCGCCAAAGTTCGCCGCAAACTCGGCGTTGAAGAAAAACCATCTGCAGCGACGTTGGAAGGGTGGTCCGAGTGGAAGAAGAACAACACCAATAACTTTGGGTACTGGCTGACTGAAGAAGCATTCGATGCTGCGCAAGATGTTGTATATTTCCCTATCGACGTATATCGAAATATTCGTCGGTACATTAACAACCGTTTCGTAACAAAAACCCATTATATTGACACTAAACTCGAACGGGGCCAATGGCACGAGATGGACGCTCGAATTCTTCACGGAATGATGGAATCGTTGGTCGGCTTTGTTGAAATCGAAAAAGCAAACATGCGGTACCTATCTGATGAAGTTCCGCTGTGGCGTGATAATACGTTGAAGGGAAAGTTCGTTCGGTGGAAAACGTATCATTCCCGCGAACTTCCATCTCGTCAAAAGGGGTTGGAATATTTGGATTGGGAAATTTCTCTTGGTGAAGAGAGTCCACTGCAATCAGCCGCTGCACGCAACATAAAGGAGCTGTATTTGTGGTGGAAAGATGTTCGTCCAGCTCGGCCAGATCCTATGGATGCGAGCGGATGGAGCGAACACTGCGATGCTCGTCGCGACGGGGGTGATATTTTCTGCCGACCAGAAACGCCAGAAGAAAAAGATCGCGTTGAACAAATGTTAGAAGAAATGCGTTTGTTAGAACAACAATATTACGACGAAGATACAGAAATGTTGACTCGATTGATTAAGATTAGAGATTCGTTGTGGACTTAACATGAAATATCAAGATCCCAAAACAGCAGAACAGTTAATGGTGGACAACCTGATCGTAAAACATCGGGCGGGTTCACACGCGTATGGAACAAACATCGAAACGTCTGATGAAGACTATCGTGGTATTTTTTGTGCCGATCCTGTCAACTTACTGACACCATTCTTTCCTGTTCGAGAAGCAGATGACCAATCCGAAGAGGATACGAAGTTATACGAACTCGCCCACTTCATGAAACTGTGTTTGGACTGCAACCCAAACATCAACGAGACGCTATGGGTAGATCCGAGTGATATCGTTGCAACTACGCCCGCATATGAGCATCTGCGCGCTAACCGTGAATATCTGCTTTCTTCAAAAGTAGCGTTCACGTTCAGTGGATACGCCGTTAGTCAGCTGAAACGCATTGTCCAATCCAAAAAGAAAGTTAACTACCTGCCTGACCTGACCAAATTGTGTGAGGTGTTACAGCAAGCAATTAGGGACGGAGCAATCACGGAAGATTGGATTCGTTATCAGTGTGGAGATAAAGTATATGAGTTCATGAGAGAAAAAGAGTACCTATGATAAATACTATCACGCAGCTAATAGTATTAGAGGGTCAAAATGAATCTTATACAAGAGGTTTATGATAATTTAATTAGAGCAGACGGCAAGCTAAATTCGCCAGCGATTGCTAGCAAAAACTTTACCGATTTGATAACGCGTGTGGTTGAAGCAACAAATTACCTCGCTCCTGACGCTTCATTCTCGCAGAGGTGGTGGCATCTCAAAAACGGAATTAATCCTCCAACATGCTATTGTGGACGTCAAATTAGGTGGAATGATCACTCAAAATATTATCCGCAATACTGTTCGCAGCAATGTGCGGTAACTTCCCATGAGGCTCGAAAGAGAACACAACAAACTCACAAAGGAAAATCACACACCACCGAGCAGCGAGCAAAGCAAAGCAAGCGGATGATGGGACATTCGCACGCCGAAGCGACGAAACAAAAACTGAGTGAACAAAAACGTGGCAACAAAAACCCACAATATAAGAAACCTCCGTGGAACAAAGGTATGTTTGGTTCTACTAATCCAAATTTCGGAAAAAGACGCCCGGGAACGGGCAAGAAAGGAAAAAACAACCCGCAGTATGGAAAATCTCCTTCACCCAAAGCAGGCAGAGGAATAACCGGAAAGTTTAATAATCAACATTTCCGAAGCAGTTTAGAGTTGTTGTACTTGATGTATTGGTGGAAGTGTGGTATATCCGTAACGACAGCTGAAACAAAAGAATTCAGAGTTGAGTACCTAACGGAAAACGGCAACATCAGAACATACTCTCCTGATTTTTATATCGAACAAACAAACGTCCTTGTTGAGATTAAACCAGAGAATCTACACTCGAACAAAAACGTAGTGCGAAAAATGGAGGCTCTAAAAAACGCACACCCCCACAAACACTGCAAACTGATGGGGTTTAAAGATATAGGTGACTTTATCAGGGAAATCCTTGAAAATGACGAAATCGAAAATTGTTTAGTCCAGGGTGTGTTGGAAATTTCGGAAAAACAATACGACAGATTAAGGAAAAACTATGGAGATATCATTAGAGCAACTACTCGAACGTTATAGCATAAAGGGCGATGAATACCGTCGATGCTTGACTGTGTGTCAACCCCAACAAAAAGATTTTGTTTCTCTCGTTCAGTGGTTTGGAGATAACAAGACCCTCCCAGGAACATTCCACATCAGTTGTGTTAGAAATGATCATCGGTTGATTCCGTACAGCAAAGATGCTTATGGAATATATGCTGTTGAAGGATATGAGTTATACTCTGATCAAGGACATTTGAATTCACTATATGAAGGAGATCGGCACACTCTTGGTCATCCTGTATGCATCGTAAAATTCAATAGGGATGAGTACAAAAAACGAAAGGATGAGTATGACAAATTTTGGGAATGGAGAAATAATAGAAATCCAGATCGGTTAAAAATGGAGGAGGAGTTTTTCTTCGATGGAAAACACGCAATGCACCTCGTTCGATTACTAAGAATGGGTGTTGAAATTCTACGCGATGGTGAAGTAGTCGTAAAACGTCCAGATGCTGAAGAACTTCTCTCTATTCGTAATGGCGATTGGAGTTATGAGGACCTTGTTAAATACGCGGAGAGTATGGATACGGCGGTACGAGAAGTGTGGTATAAGAAAACTAGCCTTCGAAAGAAACCTGATGTAAAGTTTGCTGCAAGATTATTGATGGAAGTACAGGAATTTGTGTGGAACAAGAAATAACATGACCGAATTAAAAGAATTATTTAAAAACCGCGATGATGTATTCCAAGCATTAACATCACAAATAATGGGCTTACTGACCAACGTAATCGAGGGAGCGAATAATTTTGTTCACCACAGAGAAGAATCTACGGGCGATATAACGTGGGAAGATGTGTCATTTTTTGAAGACGAAAAGTTAGTATTGCTTGTTGGAGTACTCGAATACAAACCTGGTGATATAGTCTACGTGTCAGAAGGTTCACAAATCGAAGTAACCGAAAACACCGCTTCATACTTCAAGCGGTTGTTGCGTTTAGGTATTCCATATGGTCTTGCCATTAATGGAACACCGCAAGAAGTTTTTGAATTTTTAAAGCACTCTGCCGAAAGGGTAGAAACGGAAGAACTTGAAGAACAAGAAATGTTTATTGATATGAGTGAGCTTCCTACACCACCCGTTGACGTTCCCGAATTTGATCTCGACGATCTAACAGAGGAACAACGCGAACAGTTGCGGTTATTTGCGTTGTCCTACGGAGGAAAGAATGAGTAGGATTCCTGATATAGGAGAAAATTATAAGCACATTGCTAAAGTATTGGCAGAATATGATGCTGCGTTAGAAGACGCAGACTCGATATTGAAGATCGAAGGCAAGACTTTAGAAACTGCCAATAAAGAAAATCCTGCGTGGCAAGTGTACTATGACCAAAAAAGAATCGAACTTAAAACTCTAACTGAATATATGGAGATGCAAGTTCAACGCGTTCGTGGCCGGTTGTTTAAATCATACACTGAAGCACATAACAGAGAATTATCTGACCGTGCCAAAGAAAAATACATCGACAATGAAAAATCATTTCTCGACACCAACGAGATTTACTTAGAAGTAAAAGAGATGTACAATCGGTACCAATCGGTAGTAGATGGATTTACTTCAAGAGGATACGCATTGAATAACATAACTCGAGCTAGAGTAGCTGATGTGCAGGATCACTTATTGTAATGTCAAATACATGTACTGTTCGAATCCTTGATGAAGTTTATTGTGTCTTTGTTGGGCTGCATCCTGACCATATCGGTTATTTCTATGAGAAGTACGGTGTACATGCAGCGAATTACTACTTCAATCCAAAATTCAAGCTAGGAACGTGGGATGGAAAAATTCGATATTTCCATAAAACTGGAAAAACATACGTCACTCTGCTAGAAGAAATATTACCACAAGTTATAGGTCTTGGATATAAGATCAAACTAGATGACCAGAGAACTGCCGAGAAAGTTGATCCAGAACCAATTGACAAGCACTTCTTCCACGATGTCCTTCACCCAGTAACGGGCGAACAGTGGGTAATGCGTGATTACCAAGTCAATATGGTTAACACTCTTGTCGGAAATGGCGGTGGTGTTGGGATTGCTGGTACCGGTGCTGGGAAGGCGCTATCGTTAGACGCAGATGTCTTGACACCGTCAGGTTGGGTTAAGAATGGTGATCTTAGACCTGGAGATAAAGTAATTACTCCAAAAGGAAGCATCGCGAATATCATCGACGTGTTTCCTCAGCCCGTTGGACAACTATACCAAATTACGTTTCATGATGGGTCGTCAGTGAAATGTAGTATAGATCATTTGTGGCAAGTTAAATTTCCAAAACGGCTCCATACGGCACGAACGGAAGATAAAGTCGTCACCACAGGCGATATAATCGACTTCTTGAAGAGAAAGGCATCGAGTGTTCATACCCCAGGAAATATATCCATTCCTTTAGTGTGTCCAATCGAGTTTCCACGTCACACGGAACGGGTCGACCCATATTTGCTTGGTATTTTATTGGGTGATGGTGGGCTAAGTGAACACAGCGTAACCTTCAGTACGAAGGACGATTATATCGTATCAGAGGTCCAATCAAAACTTCCTGAGTGGAACGTTTCTGTAGTATACCAAAACAACTACGACTACCGTGTGGTCAAGAAAGATCCTCTCAACACTGTTCCACCGTCTCCAAATTTACTAACAGAAGAGTTATCGCAGCTGGGGGTAATGGGAAAAAGATCATACGAAAAGTTTATACCTGAATCTTACAAACGCGGATCCGTTGAACAGCGATATGAACTGATTCGTGGCCTAATGGATACAGACGGAACAGCTGATAGTAGAGGCAACATGTCGTTTACCACGACAAGCAAGCAACTAGCGTCTGACGTACAACAAATAGTGTGGTCTTTGGGGGGCATATGCACGATAACGTCACGGACTCCATCTTATACTTATAATAACGAACGTCGGATAGGCAGAGAAGCGTTTACGTGTTTCATTAGACATCCAACCCCGAAAAAGTTCTTCTCCCTCGAACGAAAACGACAACGGGTCCGAGACGCTCACGCAGATGGACGGATTGAACTAACTCGCCGTGTAGTTAGTGTAGTTCCTGTGGAACAAGACCGATCGGTATGTATAATGTTAGATGACGACGACCACTTATATGTTACGAATGATTATATTGTTACACATAATACGAGTATAACTGCTGCCATAGCAAAAATATACGAAGACGCAGCAAACTTTCGTTCGATCATTATCGTTCCTGATAAAAACCTTACTGACCAAACGTTCCGTGAATACAAACGATTTAACTTGGATGTAGGGACATATTCAGGTGATTGTAAAGATATAACACACCAACATATTGTATCGACATGGCAAGCATTACAAAACAATAAGACGTTTATTCAAGACTTCCAGGTGATTATCGTCGATGAAGCTCATGGTCTTCGAGGGAACGTGTTAGGTGAACTGTTAAACGAATATGGCAAGCATATTCCATATCGTTTTGGCGTTACAGGAACACTCCCTAAAGCCGAGAGTGATGCATTAGCGGTTAAAGTGGCTGTTGGAACAGTACAGTTTTCTATACCAGCACATGAGTTACAAGAGCAAGGGTACCTTGCTAAGCTCGACATAGACGTTATCCAACACAAAATAGACTTGACGGAACAGTATCAAAAGTACCTTGAAGAAGAAATAGAAGATAAGCCACTAACGTACACCCAATTTAGAGATAGCTATTTTCCAGAGTATTCAGCCGAAAAAGCATACCTGCAAACACATGAAGATCGGACGGAGTGGATTGCTGAGTATATCAAGGTTAAACATGAACTAAAACAAGGTAATGTACTATGCCTTGTTAATGGAGTTCGTTTCGGTAAAAAATTAGCGGATCTAATTCCTGATGCGGTGTTTCTTAGCGGGAAAGATAAGATGAAAGATCGCCGCGAAATATACGAGCGATTCAAGGATAATAATGACGTTACGTTAATTGCAACAGCACAAATTGCAAGCACCGGATTAGATATCCCACGTATATTCAATATGATTAGTATCGATATGGGCAAATCATTTATACGGACGATACAATCAATTGGTCGCGGCCTTCGTTTGGCGGAAGACAAACAATATGTTCATTTTACTGACATATGTTCCGATTTAAAATATAGCCGCAGACACTTAACTGAACGGAAGAAGTATTACAAAGAAGCAAAATACCCGTTTAAGGTCAAGGTGGTTGACATTTAACACAATCCCATGTATCATACTAAAAATTACAACAATAAGAACAAACAACAATGCTTATATTTGACAATAACAATAGACCGCTGATACTAGACGATATCTACACTCCAACGATATCAGACCATTTTTGGGTGCTGGATCTTCAAATTATGGATTTCACCTTAACCCAGTTGATGGTCCTCGAAGAAATTATATCACCAACAATTATGTTGCGGATATTGGGGTTTGAGTTTACCCTTCCAGCAAACTGGAATATTCTGATCGTCGACCCAGAGACCCAAATGTTGGATGTTATTGAACTCAAAGATGTTGCCGGAAAAGAATTTAGAGCTTTGATATTTGGCCCTAATAAAGCACGACACGAACAGGCTTTGATTTCTGTGGTTGATTATTTTCCAAACAAACTCAATGTTGGTCCATCGTTGTTCAAACATCAAATGTTGTGCCATCCTGTTGCGCCAGATACATGGATCAATGTCGCTCCATCAGATGGTTACAATAAGTATTTGAAAGACGCTGTTGCAGGCGATATCATATAACGAGAACTATAATGGCTACTAAAAAGAAACCGACGACAAAAAAATATTACACGTTATCAGAATTTAAAGCGTGGCTTGAAGGGGTTGAAGAATTGCAACCAGCAAACTGGTCACCTGACACGACACAATGGAAGCTAATACGGGATAGATTGTTTAGTATTGTCGAAGAACCACCTCAACAACATGTCGTTGAGCATCAAAACCATGCGCAATATTACCCAGAAGCTCCTGTGCCAACAAGGATGCCGCAGCCGGAATATGTACCACCAGCAAACGCTTGGGTTCCACCACCATCAGCCGTAGCACCTATGGTGGAAGCTACACCAGCAGCACAAGCACTGTTAAGTGGAAAAAAATTACCAAGCTCTATGGTTCCTGACGCTTCAGGAAAGCTGAAAACTCCAGATGTTGATACATCCGATGGAAATTATGGAAGCTCATTCGAATAAATGCACCCAACTTCGTGACCGAACATTATGGTACGATGGTGATTCGTCTGTGACTGAATCCCAACTAATCCGAATGGTTACAGATAATCCATCATTGGATGGATTGTTTGTTGAAGAAATGTCTGATACGATTAAACAATACAATTCTTTGGTTCCCACCGACAAGCAAATTACAGTCAAAACAACCGTAAACGACCAACGTCTTGACTGGGGTATTCCGCCAGAATTTTTGGAAATGGACATCAAACAATATGTAGAAGACCGTCTTTGGGATGAGTTAGAGTACCACGGGTGGATTGGTGATGGTATGACAAAAGATGGTGTGACACGTATCTTGCGTACTAAGAATGAGCTCGAATTATACCAACAAGCCGGTCTTACCGATGTAATTCGCACATTAATTTATGTTATAAATACTCTTCGTATAAATGACGTTGTTTGGGGCGTTGGGCGTGGAAGTAGTGTAGCATCATACGTTTTATACCTAATAGGTGTCCACGACGTCGATAGCGTAGAATATGGCCTCGATATAAAAGAGTTTCTACGTCCCGGATAACATATTAGGAGATGATATAATGGGTAAAAGAGTTCGTAGCGCAAAAGGTGAAATGGTAGACTTTGATCTGCTAAAGATCAAAGAGCAGATTGCCACCGCACCAGCACCACAAGACGTTCGCGCTCGTCAAGACTTCATCGAGAAGCGGTTGCGCCGCCGTCTAAAGAAAGCACAACAACCTGCACCACCAGTTCAAAAGAAACAGACCGCAGTTGAACCAAAGATGCCTGCAACGGAAGAATTGACTGAACAACCAGAATTTATAGACGAAGTAGAAGAACCAAAGACAACGCGCCAAAAGGCCCGGCCGCCTGTAAAAGATAAAGAATAACGGAGATAATTATGGCCCAACTGAAA